TCAGCGGTTGCTGATCATCAGCTCTCCCCGCTTGCTGGTGGTCGTTTTGCCAACGGTATAGCGGATCTGAGTTGTGTGGATCTTCAGCCCGGCGAAGGCGCTATGCATCTCAGGAATGTCGTTGACGCTGATCACTACCTGACCTTGGGCGTCGCGAGCCAGCTCTGCCATCCGGTCGTACTCCTCTAGGGCGAACTCGCTGCCATAGCCAGCGGTACCCCAATACGGCGGATCGAGATAGAACAATGTCTCTGGCCGATCGTAACGTCGGATGCACTCCGCCCAATCGAGGTGCTCGATCACCGTGCGGGACAACCGCAGGTGGGCTTCGCTGAGATCCTCTTCCAAGCGCAGCAGGTTCATGCGTGGCGGACTGGTCGCCGACGTGCCGAAGGTCTGCCCATGCACCTTGCCGCCAAAGACGAGCTTTTGGAGGTAGAAGAAGCGGGCAGCCCGCTGGATATCGGTGAGGTGGCGAGGATCCACCTCGCGGTGCTGCATGTACTCCTCACGACTGACCAGACTCCAACGAAACTGCCGGATCAGCTCGTCGGGGTGATGCTTCACCACGCGATAGAGGTTTACCAGCTCGCCATGGACATCATTGATGACCTCGACCTGGCTGGGCTCCTTCATGAAGTACACCGCTGCCCCACCGCAGAACGGTTCTACATAAGCGGTATGCGCCTCGAAAAGCGGAATGATCTGCTTTGCGAGGCGGCGCTTGCCTCCCATCCATGGGAGGATCGGTTTAGTCGTCATCCTTAACACCTGTCTATTTATACAGCTTTTAGGTAAGATAAAGCTGTTGCTCGAGGAGCGTGGAAGGCTCCCCAGCGATCAAGGATGAACGCGAGCGATATGCGCCCGTTGGCCAAGGCCACGGGCGCTTTTTATTTGGTCGGATCGAGCTGTGGGCCGGAGGGTTCTCCGTCGAGCGAGTAAGGCCGGAAGCTCACGATCTCTTCGCCGACGATGTCGTTGATCTCGCGCATGGTCGCCTGCAGCGGCTCGAGCTCGTTGGCGACGAACACGCGCGCGGCCTTCTCCACGTCGCCGAACCCCCCGGTGTTCTGGGGGATGATGCCCATCAGCTGCGGCGGGATGCGATGGCCGGCCAGCTGGTCATCCCGAGTGATGTTCTTGATGTTCCAGAACTCGTCCTTCGCCGCGACCTCGCTGACCGGGATCACTTGCACCCCGTCTTTCTTACCCCCCGGGGAGTAGAGAAACAGGTTACGGAAGTTGCCAGGCCCCTTGCTGTCCTTGAGCGCCTGGCGCATGTCGTCGATGTCCTGCTTGTCGTGCGAGGCGTCGTTGACGTACATGATGAAGCCGGCATGGCTGCCGTTGAGGTAGTAGCGCCGGCGGAACAGCGTGGCGCTCTCGTTGAGCCAAGCCGACTGCAGGCTACCGATGTAGTCCGGCACGCCATAGATGCCCTGGTCGATGTCCGGCTCGAGCAGGTGGATCACCCGCCCCGCCGGCAGCTCTACGCGGTCGACGAAGTTCGGCACCCACCAATAGCGGTCGGCGTTCAGTCCGCCCCGGCGCATGTAGCGCGATCGTAGATGACGAAACGGCAGGCGCTTGCCTAGCCGGCCGAACACTTGCTCGAGGTAGCCATTCCCAAACACCAGGTAGTCGAGTGCCAGGCCGCTGAACGCCTGGCGGTTCAGCAGGGGGTGGGGCTTGAAGGTGCGCAGCAGGATGTTGCGCTTCACCTGCAGGGCGCTGCCGTGGTGTGCGGTCGCCCGGTAGCTCTTGGCCAGCACGTCCAGCGGGATCGGCGGCTCGTACCACTCATCGGCCGACAGCCACAGCCCCTCGTAGAAGAAATCACGCATGCTGGTGACCGGCTCCGGATCGCCGAAGCTGAACGCCTCGGCCCGGGCCTTCGAGCTCGCCGCCGGGCTATCCATCACGTTATCGCTGACCTGGTAGGCCGGAACGCGCACGCGGGGCTTGGGGGTCGCGGTGTCATTCATCCGTACATCTCCATGAGGGAACGCCAGGCGCCTTCGGCCGGGCCGTCGATCGGTTCTTTGTGTAGCGCGTGCATCGTCGCCCACGCCAGGTCGGCGTGGCCGGTGGTCTTCGAGCGCCCGCTGGTGTAGGTGAACTGGCGGCCGGAATTCGTCAGCTCGCGCTTGATGGCCATGAACGACTGCGCGAGATCCGCCCAGCCGGCGTCGAACTCAAGCCGGCTCTTGCGCATGATCTGCTGCGCCTGCATCACCATGCGGCTCTTTACGTCGGGCGTGTACTGGTAGCGCACCAGGGTCGGGAACCACTTCTCGACGTGCTCCGCCACCGCCTCGCCCAGCCCGCTGACATCGATGCCGATATGGTCGATCTGGTAGCAGCGCTCGAAGCTGCGAATGAAATCGGCCTGCGCCTCGTAGTCCTCGCCCTTGAGCCGGTGGCGCTCGAGGATGCGGTGCTTCTCATCGCGGGTGCGCGCCGGCAACACCACCACCAGGCCGGCGCCGTCGCCATCCTCGCCGGTACCGGTCGGGTCGTAGCCGATCCACACCCCACGCTCGCCGACCGGGCGCGGCGCGAACGGCCGGTAGTCGTCCCAGACCTCCCAGCTATCGACCATGCACGGGTGCACCATCGTCAGCGGGAAGGCGCTCTGGCTGTCGTCGACGAACTGGCACATCAGCAGGTTGGCGAACTCGTCCTCGCTGTACTCGAGGCGCAGCTGCTCGAGGTCGAACAGGTCACAGCCACCGGCGATGGCATCCTCGACGGTGACGATCTGCCGCCACTGCCCATCGGGGCACAGCGCCCCGCCGGCCAGCGCCTGGTGGCTGACATCGAACGCCTGGCGGTCGGCCTTTGCCCGGCGCTTGTTGAACATCTCGCCGTTCCAGAACGGGTAGGCCTCATGGCCGATGCTCGAGGGCGTCGAGAAATACGTCTGCCGCCACTGCTTGTGCATCGCCATGCCGCTGGTCACCTTGCGAAACTCCGCAAAGCGCCCGATCCAGAAATACTCGTCCAGGTAGACATCGCCGTGGTAGCCCTGGGCGGTCTTGCTGTTGGTGCCCAGGAAGTGCAGCTCCGCGCCGTTATCAAGGACCAGGGGGTCACCCTTGAGCTCGACATCGGTCGCCTCCTTGACGAACTGCACGATGTAGTTCTTGAAGATATGCGCCTGGGCCTTCGAGGCCGAGAGGAAAATCTTGTTGCGGCCATGCTCGAGGGCATCGACGATCGCTTCGCGGGCGAAGTACCAGGTCGCGCCGATCTGGCGTGATTTAAGGATGTTGCGGATGCGGTGCTTCTGGCCCGCCTCGTACCAGCTTGCCTGGTAGTCGAACAGCGAATCGAAGAACGCCTCGCGCAGCGCCTCGAGTTGTTCCTCGTCCAGGGCGTTGCGCTTCTGCTTGCGGCGCGGCGCCTCGTTGCGGGCGTTGATGTTCGGGTTAAGGTCCGATTCCTTGCCGGTTTCCTGATACTTGTGCACCCGGGCCAGCCGCTCGATCTGCCGACCCAGCAGGTCGATCTCCTTGAAGTCCCGCCCCTCCTTCGCCTCCTTGCCGATCAACTGCACCAGGCGCGCCTCGAGCGCCCCCTCCACGCGCTCGCTCGGCGAGGCCTCGTCCCAGCCGTCGCGCTGCTTCCAGCTGTGCACGGTCGGCGGCTTCTCGTTGATGAACTCGGCAATACGCGCCACGCGCCACCCCTGCCAGTAGAGGTGGCGGGCGGTCACGCGCGGCGAATCGGGGCTGTCGGCAGGCATCGTTGTCATGCCGCCAGCCTAACCGCGCGCGTATGAGGCTCGCGGCCCCGTCCGTTGTGGATAAAGCGCCTACAACGCCCCCGCGTTGAGCCCCGCCCCGCCTGCGCGGAACCTGACGGCAACGTTCCGCCGATCAACCTGCAGAGGCACCCCGCCATGTTTCGGATCGCCACCGAAGGCGCCACCACCGACGGCCGCAAGATCTCACGCGAGTGGATCGAGCAAATGGCCAAGAATTTCGACCCCAAAACCTACGGCGCCCGCGTCTGGATGGAGCACATGCGCGGCATGTTCGCGGACGGGCCCTTCCCCGCCCTGGGCGACGTGACCAAGCTCGAGGCCCGCGAGGTCGACGGCAAGCTTGCGCTGTTCGCCGAGATCGACCCCACCGACCGGCTCAAGCAGATGAACCAGGAGCGCCAGAAGGTTTACACCTCCATCGAGGTCGATCCCGAGTTCGCCGACAGCGGCGAGGCCTACCTGGTCGGCCTGGCGGTCACCGACTCGCCCGCGAGCCTCGGCACCGACATGCTGCAGTTCAGCGCCCAGCAGGCCCAGCAGGGCGCCGATTCCCCGCTAGCCGCCCGCAAGCAGACCGCGCACAACGTCTTCACCGCCGCCGTGGAAACCGAGCTGGACTTCGCCGCCGCCGATAACGAAGGCGCCGCGCAAGACAAGGGCCCGAGCCTGACCGAGCGCGTCAAGGCGCTGTTCACCAAGCACGACGCCAAGACCGACAAGGGCTTTGCCGACTTCCGCACCGAGCTCGAGCAGACCCTCGAGCTGTTCGTGCAGAAGCACACCGCCCTGGCCACCCAGCTCGAAGCGCTGCCCAGCGACGCCGCCTTCGCCGAGCTGAAGCAGGCTCACGAAGCGACGAAAACCCGGCTCGACGAGCTCTCCACCAAGCTCGACCACACCCCGGACACCCCCGCCCGCGCCCCCGCCACCGGCGGCGGGAATGCCCAGCTCACTGACTGCTGAGACGAGATACCATGAAAAAAGAGACCCGTATCGCCTACAACGGCCTGCTCGGCCAAGTCGCCAAGCTCTCCGGCGTGCCCAGTGCCGTCGAGCAATTCAACGTCGAGCCCAGCGTCCAGCAGACCCTGGAATCCAAGATTCAGGAATCCAGCGCCTTCCTGAGTGCCATCAATGTTCAAGGTGTCGACGAGCTCAAGGGCCAGAAGCTCGGCCTCGGCGTTTCCGGCCCGATTGCCAAGCGCACCGACGTATCTTCCAGTGACCGCACCACCAGTGATGTCTCGAACCTCGAGGCTCACGACTACGAGTGCCTGTCTACCGAGTTCGACACCCACATTAACTGGGCCCAACTCGACGCCTGGGCCAAGTTCCGCGATTTCCAGACCCGCGTGCGCAACGCGATCATTCGTCAGCAGTCGCTCGATCGCATCATGATCGGCTTCAACGGTACCAGCGGCGCCGCCGCGTCTGATCCGGTCGCGAACCCGCTGCTGCAGGACGTCAACAAGGGCTGGCTGCAGCATTACCGCGACAACGCCTCAGCCCGCGTACTCAGCGAAGGCGCCACCATCGGCGAGGTCCGCGTCGGCCCGGGTGGCGACTACGCCAACCTCGACGCCCTGGTCTATGACGTCGTCAACGAGATGATCGACCCATGGCACCGCGGCAATACCGCGCTGCGCGCGATCTGCGGGCGCAAGATCATGGCCGACAAGTATTTCCCTCTGGTCAGCGAGTATCAGCAGCCTACCGAGCAGCAAGCCCTCGATATGCTGATCAGCCAGAAGCGCATGGGCGGCGTCCAGGGTGCCCAGGTGCCCTTCGTGCCCGACGGCAGCCTGCTGATCACCCCGCCGGAAAACCTCTCGCTGTACTGGCAGAACGGCAGCCGTCGCCGCTACCTGCAGGACAACCCCAAGCGCAACCGGGTCGAGAACTACGAGAGCTCAAACGACGCTTACGTCGTCGAGGATTACGGCTTCGGCTGTTTGGTGGAAAACATCATCTTCGGCGACTGGACCGGCGCATAAGGAGCGAATCGATGATCAGCCCCGCTCGTGAGCACTACCAGCAAGCCACCGCCGCGAAAGCGGCGGGGGCTGCCGATCCCCGCCACGCCCAGGGCGGCGAACAGTACGAGGTGCACGCCGCCTACCTCTGGGAGGCGCGTCGCACGCTCAAGGCCATCAAGTCGCTGGAAGCCAAGGTCGCCAAGAAGCGCGAGCTGCTGCCCGAGTTCGAGGCCTACGTTGCCGGCGTGCTCGAGGGCGGTAACGGCGCCGCCGATGACGTGCTGATGACCGTGATGCTGTGGCGTCTCGACGTCGGCGACCTCGCCGGCGGCATCGAAGTGGCCGAGTACGCGCTGCGCCATGGCCTGGATACCCCCGACCGTTTCGAGCGTGACACCGCCTCGATCGTCGCCGAGCAGGTCGCCGAGGAAGCGCTCGCCCGGCTGGCAGCCACCGAGGGCGACGAACTGCCCCCGGTTGCCGCCGAGCTGGTCATGCACCTGAGTCGCGCCGTGGCCCTGACCGAAGCCGCCGACATGCACGACCAGATCCGCGCCAAGCTGCACAAGGCGCTCGGCTACGCCTGCCGCGACAAGCGCGGCCACCTCGAGGATGCCCTCGAGCACCTGCGCCGCGCCCTCAAGCTCAATGAGCGCGCCGGCGTCAAGAAGGACATCGAGCGCCTCGAGCGCGAACTGAAGCACCAGAACGCCAACGACCCGGGCGCCTCTCACAACGAGGCCCCGGCCTGACCCCGAATCTGAAAAGAGAAGAGTCGCACGCCGACGTCAAGGGGGCACCGGTCGGTGAACGGCCTCGGCTCACTTCACCGAACCGGTCCACCCCCTTCTTATTCCCTATGAGGCCCGGCCTTGTCGTCACTGATTTCCTACGGCACCGGCGAGACTGCCACCCCGCCGGCCTTGCTGACCAATAACGGCTTCTGGCCCGAGATCGACCCCGCCGACTTCCGCGATGCCGAGCGCGTCGACGGCACCGTCACCGCCCCGCGCCTCACTCACGCCCTGCGCGTCGCGCTCGCCGACGTCAACCGTCAGCTCGCCGACTGGCAAGCCGCCCAGCTCAACGACGGCGCCACCACCGTCGACGACGTCGCCCTGCCGGTCTGGGCCGCCGCCGGGCATTACGCCCTGCTTTACCAGCGCGCACTTTACGCCACCGCCATGGCCAGCCTGCTCGAGCGCTACCGCGACCACAGTGCGACCAATGATGGCGACGAGCGCGGCGAAGCCAAGGATCTCGCCGCCGACGACTACCGCCGCGACGCCCGCTGGGCGGTCAGCGAGATCCTCGGCGAGCGGCATACCACCGTGGAGCTCATCTAGTGCCTACCGTGCGCACCCACCAGGGCGAAACCCTCGACGCGCTTTGCTACCGCGTGCTCGGCAGCACAGCCGCCGTCACCGAGCAAGCGCTCGACCTTAACCCCGGGCTCGCCGAGCTCGGCCCGATTCTCCCCCAGGGGCTGCTGGTCAGGTTGCCGGAGGAGCCGCCGACCGCCGCCCGGGTCGACACCGTCCAGCTTTGGAACTGACATGAGGACCGCATGGCGGAGGACACCGTGAAACCCAGCGTCTTTGAACGGCACCTGCAGACCGGCATCCAGCTCACCCTGGTCGCCCTGCTCGCCTGGGCCGGCCTCAAGCTGGTTACGCTCGGCGAGCACACCGCCGTGCTGCGCGAGCGCCTGGTCTACCAGGGCGAGCAGATCGAAAGCCTGCGCCGTGACCTGCGCGACTGGAGCGACCTCTACTACCGCAAGAGCGACGCCAACCGTGAGATCAGCTCACTGAAGGACGACGTGCGCAGCCTCAACGAGCGCGTCACCACCCTCGAAGGACACCGCCCATGACTCGCCTCTCGCCTCACTTCACCCGGGCCGAGTTCGCCTGTCGTTGCGGCTGTGGTTTCGACACCGTCGATGTCGAAACGCTGGCCATCCTGGAACGGCTCCGCACTCACTTCGACCAGCCCGTTACCGTGACCAGCGGCTGCCGCTGTTCCTCCCACAACGCGCGCATCGGCGGCGTACCAGGCAGCCAGCACACTCTGGGCCGCGCCGCGGACATCCAGGTGCGGGGCGTGCCCGCTCCCTCGGTATATGCCTGGCTCGCGGAAAATCACCCCTCGGCCAGCCTCGGCCGCTACGCCAACTTCATACACATCGATACCCGCCAGAATGGCCCAGCAAGGTGGCAAGCATGAACATGATCAAGAACATACTCGGCACCGTCGCCGGCCCCGTCTTCGAGGTGATCGACAAGGCCGTCACCGACAAGGACCAGGCCGCCCGGCTCAAGGCCGAGCTGCAGCGCCGCCTGATCGACCAGCAGGACGCCGGCCTCAAGGCCCGCATGCAGGTGGTGCTCGCCGAGGCTACCGGCGAGAGCTGGCTGCAGCGTAACTGGCGGCCGATCCTGATGCTGGTGATCGTCGCCATCGTCGCCAACAACTACCTGCTTGCCCCCTATCTCGGCGCCATGTTCGGCGTCGGCCTGCACCTGGAGCTGCCCGAGCCGCTGTGGAACCTGATGACCCTCGGTGTGGGCGGCTATATCGCCGGGCGTAGCGGCGAGAAGATCGCCGGCACCCTCAAGGGCAAGCGCGGCGGCTTCCTCGAGGAGACCGACACCCGATGAAAAAGCTCACTTCGCTGCGGGCTTATCTGCTCGAGCGCATTCCCGACCTCAAGCGCAACCCCGACCGGCTGCTGACCTTCATCGAAGACGGCCGCATCGAGTTCCATCGCGGCGCCCACCTCTCGCACCAGTACCGCGTGCCCGCGCGCATCGTGCTCACCGATCACAGCGGCGAGCTCGACGCCGTGATGATCCCGCTGCTGCAGTGGCTGTCGCGCTACCAGCCCGACCTCAACCCTGAAGAGGCCGTGAACTTTCAGGCCGAGCTACTCAGCAACAACGCCTGGGATCTCGCCATCGACGTGGTGCTCACCGAGCGCGTGGTCGCCCTGGTCGATTGCGACGCCGGCACCATCCATGTCTACCATCGCCAGCCCACCTTCGAGATCGACCCCTGTGCCGCCGGCAACTGGCAGCTCTACATCCGTGATGTCGAGGAAACCGAGGATTACGCGCTGGTCGCCGATTGGGGTGAAGAGTGAGCGACGACCTCGACGCCCTGGAGAGCTGGGCCGCCCCGCTGCTCGCCCGCCTGCAGCCCGGCGAGCGCCGCAAGCTCGCCCGCGACATCGCCCGCGAGCTGCGCAAACGCCAGGCCGCGCGCATCAAGCGACAGGAGAACCCCGACGGCTCACCCTTCGCGCCACGCAAGCCCCAGGCCCGCGACCAGTCCGGCGGCATCCGCCGCGGCGTCATGTTCGCCAAGATCCGCCAGGCCAAGTTCCTCAAGGGTCGCGGCATGTCCGATGCCGCCACCGTCGGCTTTGCCGGACGCGTCGCCCGCATCGCCCGGGTGCACCAGTACGGCCTGCGCGACAATGTCGACCGCAACGGCCCCTGGCATGACTACCCCGAGCGCCGCCTGGTCGGCTACAGCGACGCCGACCGCGCCGTGATCCGCGACATGATCCTCGAGCGCCTCGGTTCGGCGTTGTAAACGCTAGGACCACAACCGCCACCGCTTCCCGCCTGCGCCCGACCGGGCAAGCATGGCGCCATGACCCAACGCCCCTTGCAAAGCGCCGCCGAGCTGCTGCGCCTGATCCACAACCTGGTCCGCCTCGGCACCATCGCCGAGGTGGACCACGCCCGCGCCCGCGTGCGCGTCGCCACCGGCGAGATCACCACCGCCTGGCTGCCGTGGCTCGAAGAGCGCGCCGGCACCACCCGCACCTGGAGCCCGCCCACCGTCGACGAGCAGGTCGTGGTGTTCTCACCGGGCGGCGACCTCGCCAGCGCGGTGGTGCTCGCCGGGCTCTACCGCACCCAGCACCCAGCCCCCAGCGACAGCGGCGACGTCTTCCACGCCGTGATGCCCGACGGCGCGGCCATCGAGTACGACCACGCCGCCAGTCACCTGCAGGCCACCCTGCCCGGCTCGGCCACGCTCGCCGCCCAGGGCGATGTGCTCGTCACCACCCCGGCCACGCTCACCGCCACCGCCGGCGGCGGCGCCACGCTCAACGCCGACATCGTGATCAACGGCAATCTGACCCTGAACGGCAACCTCAGCCAGCCCAGCGGACAGACCACCACCATCGCCGGCGATGTCGCCTTCACCGGGGCGGTGACCAGCGATGGTAAGGACATCAGCGCGAGCCACCAGCACAGCGGCGTCGAGTCCGGACCCAGCAACACAGGAGAAGTCGTCTAATGCCCGGCATGAACGCCCAGACCGGCCGCGCCCTCGAGGGCCTCGAGCATATCCAGCAGAGCGTGCGCGACATCCTCGCCACGCCCATCGGCTCGCGCGTCATGCGCCGCGATTACGGCAGCCTGCTGCCCGAACTCATCGACCAGCCGCTGAACGACGCCACCCTGCTGCAGGCCTACGCCGCGAGCGTCATGGCGATTATTCGTTGGGAGCCGCGCATCCGCGTCACCGCCTTCCGTCGCAGCGTCAGCACTACTCAGCCGGGCACCGCCCTATTTGAGATCGAAGGCCAGAGCCGCGCCGGCGATCCCGTTAACCTCCAGGTGCCCGTCGCATGAGCGGAACCATCAACCTCTCGCAACTCCCCGCCCCGACGGTAGTCGAGCCCCTCGACTTCGAGACGATCTATGCCGAGCGCCGCGCGGCACTGCTCGAACTGGTGCCCACCAGCCAACGGGGCGTGGTCGAGGCCACGCTCGCGCTGGAAAGCGAGCCGCTGACCAAGCTGCTCGAGGAGAACGCCTACCGTGAGTTGCTGTGGCGACAGCGCGTCAACGAAGCGGCCAAGGCGGTGATGCTGGCCTACAGCCGCGGCGATGATCTCGACCAGCTGGTCGCCAACTTCGAGGTCGAGCGTCTGGTGATCGACGAAGGCGACGAAGACGCCACCCCACCGGTGCCGCCGACCTACGAGAGCGACGAGGATCTTCGCCTACGCGCCCAGCAGGCCTGGGAGGGACTGAGCGTCGCCGGGCCGCGTGGCGCCTACGAATTCCACGCCCGCAGCGCCGATGGCCGCGTGGCCGATGCCACAGCCATCAGCCCGGCGCCTGCCGAAGCGCTGGTCACGTTGCTGTCCACCGAGGGCGACGGCGCCGCCAGCCAGGATCTCATCGACATCGTCACTGACGCGCTCTCAGCCGAGGACATCCGTCCGGTCGGTGACCGCCTCACCGTGCAGTCGGCGAGCATCACCGACTACGCCATCGAGGCCACGCTTTACGTCTACCCCGGGCCCGAACAAGAACCGATTCTTGAGGCCGCCGAGGCCTCGCTCGAGCGCTACATCAGCGAGCAGCGCCGCCTCGGCCGCGACATCCGCATCTCGGCCATCCATGCCGCGCTGCATGTCGAGGGCGTGCAGCGCGTCGAGCTCACCGCCCCGGCCGCCGACGTGGTGCTCGACGAAACCCAGTCCGCCCACTGCACAAGCACCACCGTGGTGATCGGGGGCAGCGATGAGTGACGAGCGCCGGGCACTATTACCACCTAACGGCACGCCCCTCGAGCGCGCTGCCGCCGAGGCCCTGGCCGAGATCCAGCGCGTGCCGGTCCCGCTGCGCCAACTCTGGCACCCGGCAACCTGTCCGGCGCGCCTGCTGCCCTATCTCGCATGGGCGTTCAGTGTCGACCGCTGGGACCCGGCGTGGTCGGAGGGCGCCAAGCGCGAGGTGATCGCCACCGCGTTTTTCGTCCACCGCAAAAAAGGCACGATCAGCGCCCTTCGCCGCGTTGTCGAGCCGCTGGGCTACCTGTTCGAGGTCACCGAGTGGTGGCAGACCGAGCCCCAGGGCGACCCCGGCACCTTCGCGCTGCGCATCGGCGTGCTCGACACTGGCATCACCGATGCAATGTACCAGGAGCTCGAGCGGCTGGTCGACGACGCCAAGCCGCTCACCCGCCACATCACCGGTCTCGACCTCGCCGGCGAGAGCCAGGGCATCGTCTATCTCGGCAGCGCCATGTACGACGGCGATGTCACCGCCGTGTATCCCTTCATCGCCGCCGAAACCCAAGTGACCGGCCGGTGCTATGTGGGCATGGCCACCGACAGCGTCGACATCGCCACCGTCTATCCGCAAACGCCATAGGAGGCCCAGATGGCCCAGTTCTATACCCTGCTCACTGATGTCGGCCAGGCCAAACTCGCCAATGCCATCGCGCTTGGGCAGACCATCGAGATCACCGAGCTCACCGTCGGCGATGGCAACGGCAGCCTGCCCACCCCCGACAGCAGCGCCGAAGCATTGGTCAACGTGGTCCGCCGCGCGCCGATCAACACCAGTACCACCGACCCCGACAATCCCTCATGGATCATCGTCGAGCAGGTGTTGCCGCCCGATGTCGGCGGCTGGACCATCCGCGAGATCGGCATCATCGATACCGACGGCGACCTGATCGGTGTTGGCAACTATCCCGAGACCTACAAGCCGGTGCTCTCGGAGGGCTCGAGCCGCACCCAGACCGTGCGCTTCGTCCTCGAGGTCAGCGACACCGCCGCGGTGACGCTCAAGGTCGATCCCTCGGTGGTGCTGGCCACTCGCGAATACGTTGACGCCCAGCGAGCCGAGCACGAGGGCAGCCGCAACCACCCCGCTGCGACAGAAACCGAGCAGGGCATGGCGTACATCGCCACCCAAACCGAAACCGACGGCGGCACAGATGATGTCAAGTTCATCACAGCGAAGAAGCTCAAGAACTGGGTCAAGCAGGCCACCGAGTCGGTGATGGGGCTGCTCAAGGTCGCCACTCAGGCCCAGGTCGATGCCGGCACCGATGACACCACGGCAGTAACGCCGAAGAAGCTGCGCTGGGGGGTTTCTTATAGTCTAGGGCCCAACGGCTATTTGGTGCTTCCGAGCTGGCTGGGCGGGCTGATTATTCAGTGGTTTCTGGAGTCGTCAATTCCGTCGAGTGGCCAAGCGACGGTCAGCTATCCCATTGCATTTCCCAATGCCGCGTTCCGTGCATTTGCGACGGACGTGACTCCCAGCGGCCAGTCCAACGGTGGTGTATCGCTTTTCGGCTTGGATCCAGGTCTGTCAAGTTGTTTGGTAACAAAGTCGTCGGCCGTTGGCCCGTCGAGCGATGTTGCTTCAATCTTTGTCATTGGTCACTGAGGCGCAATATGTTTTATAGTCCTTCAGTTAATGCGTTCTTCCCTGTCGCCCTCCGTGCCGACTACAAAGCCGCCGGCACTTGGCCGACCGATGCCGTCAAAATCACTAACGAAGAATGGCAAACCTACGGGCGGGGCGAGCCACCCGAAGGCCACCGCCGCGGCGCCGACGAGAACGGCCGCCCCACCTGGGTACCAATCCCGCCACCGGATCTCGACACCCTCGCGGTCCGAAAGGGCCGCGAGATCAAGGCCGCCCTGGACGTCGAGCTCGATACCGGTCTGCCCTACACAATGCCTGATGGCACGGCCGATGTGGTGCAGATGCGCACCGAGGACCGCCAGAACCTGATCGGCCTGGCCATAGAGGCCCGCGACCTGGTCGTCGCCGGCGAGACCGCAGCCGCCCAGGAGTTCCGCGCCGCGTCGAACATCCGTTACGCGATGACGCCGGAGCAAGTCATCGCCATGACCGATACCGCCTTGGCCCACTACAAGGCGCTGTTGCAACAGAGCTGGGATCGCAAGGATGCCATCGACCAAGCGCTCGCCGCTGGCGATCGGTTTTCCCTTGCGGCCGTGACCTGGTGATGGTTAACGAAATCAGCATATAGACTGTGCCATTTCTCTATGCAATGCTTGTTGATATATCTAACCAACCGGTTGCGAATGTAGAGTAAAATCGCAAAGCCTGTAAGGAGGGTCTTGTGCTAGTTAGCATAAACAGAGGGTTATGTTTTGTGTGCATGCCGAAGTGTGCATCGACATCTCTAGAGGCGGCGCTTGAACCATTCTGCGAAATAATACTCAAGAAAAACCCCACAATAAAGCATATGACTGTCGCAGATTATTATGAGAAGGTCGCCCCAATTGTGGAAGTAGTTGGAAGTAGAAAGATAACAACGTTCTCTCTTTTTAGAGAGCCCATGGAGTGGCTATTTAGTTGGTATAGGTATAGGGCAAGGGAAGAACTTGCAAACCCTAACCACGTCAATCACAAAAACTACACAGGAGATATAAGTTTTAACGATTTCTTGATGTCATATGTGAGCGATGGGGAAGTTAGTTTTCCAAGACGAAAGCGTCAAGTTGACTTTGTAATGACACCCAAAGGAATAGTAGGGGTTGACAAAATCTTTAGATATGAGCGAATGGACTTGCTGAAAGATTTTCTTGAGAAAAAGGTGGGAAAATCTTTAAACATCCCTAAAAAAAACATTTCTCCTTCCGGAGTTGAAATGAATGTAGATCCGAAAATAATGAAGATGGCGGAAGAATATCTCAAGCCCGAATATGAGATTTATAATTGCCTTAAATAGATTTTTCTGTATATATTGTTTCGCAAGGTTAGCGATTTTAGCGCCATAACTAGTGCATGGCGCTATTAGTTTGCCGGTGAGCCGTGGATTACTACTTTGAGGCTTTAATGGACTGGCGATTCTCCACTTCGATTGCCAATACCCTTGCCGCTCAGGATCGCGAGGCCATCGAAGCGGTCGAGTGGTGACGGCTAGGCCTGGGGCAATCCCGCCCTGGTCACAGCGCTTTACGGTCCGCCATGGGTTCGGGCGGCAGGGTCGTAACTACCTGACCCAGCTTGCTCTTGGCTTTATGGTACGAGGGGCTCCACCAAGCATCGCGGAAGGTATGATCATCGAACTCATGCACGGCGAATGCCCATTGACGGTGGTAAATGTCACGGTAGCGTATTACCAACGAGATTGGCCCCATAAATTGCGCCATGCCGTCGACCCCTATGGAGCCGGAAGTGGAGACACCAGCGGTGGAGCTTCGTCATTCGGCACGTTTCTAAGCGCGACAGTAAGTACTGGCGGTCCATCCCCAGGTCGTCCCCTAGCGGAGGAGGTGATGGCAGTGGCGGGGACGTGAACTATCGCGGCCAGAGTGGTTCCCGGAGCGTCACTGCGGGCAATGGACAAGTCTTGGGTGGTTAGGGGGGTGGTCCCCACGGCGTTGGTAATTCAACCACTGGCAATGACGCGTCATCATTAGGATCAGGCAGTGGAGGAAGCAGCATTTCTGCCCCGAACGGCGGGAATGGTTACCGAGGCATCGTGATTGTGGAGTGGTAGGGATGTGGGCTCATATTGTTAACGGTGCCGTTGTCGAAATCACAGACTTCGACACACCAGATCGTTTCCATGCTTCTATCCAATGGGTTAAGTGTAGCAGTGGCGTCCAACCCGGCTGGCACTTCGATGGAGAGCAGCGCGTGCCACCGCCCCCGAGCCACTCGACGACCTCGCCGCCCGCGACCGGGCTTTCGCTGAGTGCATGTCTTACTACATCGCCGGCGAGCCGGACGCCATCCAAACCTGCCCGCAGGACCAGATCAACCTCCTGGGCCTGGCCGCGAAGGCACAGAGGCTCGTCGCTGACGGCGAAATCGACCCGGTGATGCCGTTCCGAAGGCAGTCTAACGTCACACGCATGCTCACCCCCGAGCAGATGGACGCTACCCCCCTCACCGCCCTAGCGCATATTGAGGATATCTAGCAGCGGTCATGTGACCGCAAGGACGCCATCGACGCGGCGCAGGGTATCGTTGATCGGGAGGGAATTGAAGCAATAGAGTGGAATGAGAAGTAGCAACGTAGAGAGAGGGAGCCCCCTCTCTCTTTATTACAACACCTCTGAAAAAAGACCAAGCTCCATCATCCTTCTTCCAAAATACCTGGCTCCCTCTATTGTGTAATGGCCGTAGTCGTAGTAAAGAAGGTTGTTGCTTTTATCCACTGCAAAGCATTTGTTTTTATTATGAAGGCAGGCGATTTGGAGCTTGTCGATATATGGCACCCCTTTGCTAGAAGCAATGAGGCTCAACTGCTTATTGATTGTATCGATCTCTGAGTCCCTGCTTTCATACATAAGCCGCTCAACGCCGGCAAGCCTTCCGAAGTTTATGACCAAGTCAGGCACGCTTTGAAATTCAGCCGCTCGCCCCATTAGGATTACTTTTGCGTCGTAATTATCTCTTAGGAAGTCAATGAATGGTGCTGCGTCTTGCACTGTGTGCTTATACCACCTGGATGAAAGAACTATGTAATCAGCATCGCTCAGATGCTGGTCGTTGAGAAACTTGGAGGCTTCTTCGTTACAGCCTCTTCGTTTGTCCTGTGAAAGCCATCCAGGAGCCGCACGTCCGACTACGTCATAGAGGCACCCGGGCCCGATTGCAGAACTGCGAAACTCATGGCTTTCTGATAAATATCCACTGAGATAGAAGGCATTGAAGATGTCCTTTGAATGAGAGTCTCCAACTATAAGAACCTTGGTCTTCTGATCTTCTGAGAATGGGGATACTGCAATGGCATTATCACCATTGATGAATTTCCATGTCTCGTTTCTTTTGTGGTTTAGGTTTGCAACCGTTTCCCTTATCTCGCCTGGCACTCTCCACTCAAGCCCATTGTTCGCTGAGATCATGGCTGATGGAGCAGCGAGTGTGGCAGCCGCGACGGCGTATGAAGCAAATACCTTGCGCTTCGGAGCGTGGTATCCACCCGCTTTTCGGAAGGGGGTCTCGATGAATTTGTACATCCCCCAGCCTACAACGAGGGAAGTGACAACAACCCCTAACTTTTCCACCAAGACAAGGTCCCGAAAGATGTAGTACTTATAAAACACATAAATAGGCCAATGGGCCAGATAGAGAGAGTAGCTGATAAGGCCGATCTTTACCGAAACAGGATTGCGCAAGAGGATGCCGGTGAAACGTGCCTGACCGGCATAGATTGCCATGGCAGTACCCAAGCATGGCGCTAGGGCAGCAACTCCTGGGAAGGCGGTGTTCTCATCAAAGACGAACACAGGAACAAGCACCATCGACAAGCCGGTGATGAGCAATAGCTCCATCAGCAGATTACTTCTCAAGCGGTATTGGCCAACCCACACCAATACGGCGCCAATGGCAAACTCATAGGCCCTGATCGGTGTAAGGAAATAGGCGCCGCTAGCATCATGACTGAGCATCATCACTGATCCCAGCAGGCTGATCCCACCAAGTGCTGCAATTGCCCAAGGAGCGTACTTACCAAGACACCTGATCGCCAGCAACATAAGTAGCGGCCAGACAATATAGAACTGCTCTTCAACACTCAGCGACCATGTATGCAGCAAGGGCTTCAGGTTGGACGCAGTATCGAAATAGCCACTCTCTGACCAGAAGAAAAAGTTAGAAACGGAAAATAAGGCTGCAATCGTAGATTTTCCTAGGCGCTCGAGGTGCTGCGGAGAAAACAGAAATATTCCCAGTAAAAGGGTCGCCACAAGTGTGAACAGTAACGCGGGCAGCAACCTCCTGATACGACGCACATAGAAATTGGGAAATGAGAAGCGTCCCGTCCGCTCTATTTCTTCCTTAATTAACTTCGTGATCAAGTAACCACTGATTACAAAGAAAACATCCACGCCAACGAATCCTCCTGAGAACGAGGAAAACCCAGCGTGAAATAATAAAACACTTAAGACGGCAACTGTCCTGAGGCCATCGATATCAGGCCTATACTCAGTCTTCTGCATTCTTTGAATCCCCTTGCGCGTTTGCGGCGGCATTCTGCCACATTGGGGCAATCAATGCTCAGCCCGTTGACATCCCGTCTTGCACACATCATGCGAGCACTGCGCTATTCCTTTCATGCGTTGTAACCCCGCCATCCACAACCCCCGCCACTAGAGCCCCCGCCCTGCGCGCGCAAGCATGGCAGCACGTCATGCATCGACTCATCATCCCCCTGCGCAGGAGCTCCCCATGGCCCAGGACCGACACCACGGCATTCGTGTCGTCGAGATCAACGAGGGCACCCGGCCCATCCGCACCGTGGCCACCGCGGTCATCGGGCTGGTGGCTACCGCCCCCAATGCCGCCGCCGGCGTTGCCGCCAGCCGGCTGATCGACTTCGCCGCCGTGAACTCCGGCGTCACCTACACTGCCGCCGACCCCGGCACCGACGGCAATGCCAGTCGCGTGCGCTACGTCGACCCGGGCACCGCTTCGGCCACGCTCGCCGTCAGCGTCTCGGGCAGCGACATCACCGTCAGCCTGGCCACCGACATCGACAGCGAGATCTCGAGCACCGCCGCCGAGATCGCCGCCGCCGTCAACGCCGAGGTCGACGCCAGCGCCCTGGTCCTCGCCGCCGAGGACGGCACCGGCGCCGGCGTGGTCAACGCCGTGGGCTTTACCAATCTCACCGACGGCGAGGACGAGCCCTTCCCGCTGGATACCCCGGTGCTGCTCACCGATCTGCTGGCCGCCCAGGGCGACGCCGGCAGCGAGGGCACCCTGGCCCGCTCGCTCGACGCCATCGCCGACCAGGCCAAGACCCTGGTGGTCGTGGTGCGTGTCGCCGAAGGTGAGACCGACGAGGACACCAAGTCCAACGTCATCGGCGGGGTCGACGCCAGCGGCAAGAAAACCGGCCTGCAGGCGCTGCTCGCCGCCGAGCAGACGTTCGGCGTCAAGCCGCGCATCCTCGGCGCGCCCGAGCTCGACGACGCCGACGTCACCGCCGCGCTGATCGGCATCGCCCAAAAGCTGCGCGCCTTCGTCTACGCCTCCGCCGGCGACTCCGCCACCATCGAAGAGGCGGCGATGTACCGAGAGAACTTCGGCGCCCGCGAAGCCATGATCCTCTGGCCCGAGTTCACCGGCTGGGACACCGCGACGAACAGCACCCGCAACCTCTCCGCCGTGGCTCGCGCCATGGGCATGCGCGCCAAGCTGGATAACGACATCGGCTGGCACAAGACGCTCTCCAACCGCCCGGTCAACGGCGTCACCGGCATCAGTCGCGACGTGTTCTGGGATCTGCAGGACCCCAATACCGACGCCGGCTACCTGAACAGCCATGAGGTCACCACGCTGATCAACCGCGGCGGCTACCGCTTCTGGGGCTCGCGCACCTGCTCGATCGATCCGCTGTTCGCCTTCGAGAACTACACCCGCTCCGCCCAGGTGATCGCCGACACCATCGCCGAGGCGCACCTGTGGGCCGTGGATCTGCCAATGCACCCCAGCCTGGTCAAGGACATCATCGAGGGCATCAACGCCAAGTTTCGCGAGTGGATTCGCCAGGGCTACCTGCTGGGCGGCTCGGCCTGGTTCGATGCCGAGCTCAACACCCCCGAGGTGCTCAAGGCCGGCAAGCTCTACATCGATTACGACTACACGCCGGTGCCGCCGCTCGAGAACCTGATGTTCCAGCAGCGCATCACCGACCGTTACCTCGTCGACTTCGCCGAGCACGTCGCCGCCGCCTGAACCGGATAGCCGGTTCGGCATCGGGAACCCACACAAGGAGCCAACACCATGGCACTTCCCCGCAAGCTGAAAGACTTCAACCTGTTCGGCGACGGCAACAACTGGCAGGGCCAGGTGCCCTCGCTGACCCTGCCCGAGCTCGCCCGCGCCGTCGAGGAATACCGCGGCGGCGGCATGGACGGCGGCGTCGAACTCGACATGGGCAACGAGATCATCGAGTTCGCCTGGCAGGTCGGCGGCATCATCAAGGAGATCTTCACCGAGTACGGCACCGCCCAGCACGACGCCAACCTGCTGCGCTTCGCCGGCTCCTATGAATCCGACGAGACCAGCCAGGCCATTCCGGTCGAGGTCACCGTGCGCGGCCGCCACAAGACCATCGCCATGGGCGAGGTCACCGCCGGCGACAGCAACAGCATCGAGGTCACCACCACCTGCACCTATTACAAGCTGGTGGTCGATGACGAAGAGCTGATCGAGATCGACGTGCCCGGCTATGTGTTTCGCGTGCGCGGCGTCGACCGCCTCGCCGAGCGCCGCCAGAACCTTGGCCTGTAAGGCTGCCCGCCACTGCACCGCTATCGCCTCACCATGGCCCCGGCACCACCGGGGCCGTGATCCATCACCAGGAGAGACACCGCCATGACCGAGCACGCCGACACCCAAACCGAAACACCGGTCCCCCCGCTGCCCAGCGTGCCCACCGAGACCGTCGAGCTCGACTCGCCGATCACCCGCGGCAAGCAGACCGTCACCGAGATCCATGTCCGCAAGCCCAAGAGCGGCGCGCTGCGCGGTGTCGCCCTCACCGATGTGCTGCAGATGGACGTTCAGGCGCTCACCAAGGTGCTGCCGCGCATCACCGATCCTGCGCTCACCGAGCCCGAGATCCGCGACATGGACCCGGCCGACCTGGTCCAGCTGGGCACCGTGGTGGCCAATTTTTTGCTACCCAGGCGCATGCAGGCGGACGCCGCGAGCTAAGCCTGCCCAACCAGGTCGAGGACGCCATGGCCGACATCGCCATGGTGTTCCACTGGGGTCCTGCCGACATGGACCCCATGCCCCTGGAAGAGCTCGCCGACTGGCGAGAGCGCGCCCGCCAACGTCTCGAGCCACAAAAGCAACGCAGTCGCTAACCAGGAGCCGGCATGGCCAAGGACCTGAACCTATCCGTCACCCTCAAGGCCATCAACCAGGCCACCGGCCCGCTGAAGAAGATCCTGCAGGGTAGCCGCGGCGTCGGGCGCGCCATGCGCGAGAGCCGCGAGGAGCTGAAAGGCTTCAACGACCAGCAGAAGCGCATCAGCGCCTTCCGCGACATGACACGCAAGAGCCTCGACACCCGCAACGCCCTGCGCGAGAAGCGCCAGGAGCTCGACCGCGTCACGCAAGAGATCAAGACAGCCACCGGCCCCACCAAGCGCCTGACCAACCAGCAGGCCAAGGCACAGGCCGCCGTCGACAAGCTCAACGCCGAGTACCGCGACCAGCGCGACCGCGTGCTCGAGCTCTCGCGAAACCTGCCCAAGGCCGAGGATGGCACCCGCGGGCTCACCGCGCAGCAGCAGGCCCTCGACCGCCAGATCCGCGCCACCAACGAGCGCATCAACCGACAGCGCAACGCCCTGCAGCGCCTCAGCGACGCCGACGTGTCGGGGCGCTTCCGCAACATGACCGGCGAGGTCGGGCGTTTCGGCCGCCGGGCCGTGTTCGCCACCGGCGCCGCCGCCGGCAGCATCTTCGGCCTGGCCAACTCCACCGCCGACCTGGGCGACGATGTCGGCAAGACCGCCGCCAAGTTGGGCCTGACCAACGCCGAGCTGCAGGAGTTCCGCTATGCCGGCGAGCGCTCCGGCGTGGCCACCAAGACCATGGACTCGAGCCTGTTGGCGTTCACCAAGCGCCTCGGCGAAGCCGCCGACGGTACCGGAGCTGCCGTGAAGGGCTATGAAGCTCTGGGGCTGAACGCTGAAAAGCTGGCAGACATGCCCGTCGCCGCGGCGATGCGCGAAGTCGCCGACCGGATGGCCGAGATCGAGAACCCCACCCGCCGCAACGCCATCGCCGCCCAGCTCTACTCGCGCGCCGGGGTAGGTCTGGTCAACGTCCTCAAGGACGGCAGCGCCGGGCTGGACGAGTACAACCGCGCCGCCCGGCAAACCGGGTACATGCTCGGCGACGAGGCCACCGCCGGCAGCGAGAGCTTCAAGGACGCCCTGCTCGATACCGGGCTGAGCCTCAAGGGCATCAAGAACACCATAGGCGCCGAGCTGATGCCGGGGGTAGAAGACATGATGCGTGACCTCTCCGGCTGGCTGGCCGAGAACCGCGACCAGGTCAAGCAGTTCGCCAAGAGCTTCGGCGACAACCTCAAGGCCGCCGTGCCGATCATCACCGACCTGGCCAAGGGCACCGCCCGCCTCGCCACCGGCATCGGCGAGGTCGTCTCCAAGCTCGCCGGCATGGTCGGCGGCTACGACAATCTGGCGATGATCGCCGGCGGTCTGTTTGCCAGCAAAGCGCTGCTCTCAATGCTCACCTTCGGCGCCTCGCTGGTCAAGGCCGGCGGCGCCCTGCTCGCCTTCGCCAAGACATTGCCGGTGGCCACCGGTGCCATCAAGGCGCTGGGCCTCGCCTTCGCCGCCACGCCGATCGGCTGGATCGTCGCGGGTATCGCCGCCGTCGCCGGGGTCGCCTACCTGCTCTACGAAAATTGGGACTGGATCGGCCCCTGGTTCAGCGAGCTGTGGGACGGCATCAAGGCCAGCGGCGCCAAGTTCTGGGTCTGGTTCAAGCAAGCGCCCGGCGCCGCCATCGAGGCGGTAGGGTCCATGCTCACCGACTGGGATCTCAAGGGCGCCATTAAGGAGAAGTGGGACGCCGCCATCGGCTACCTGAAAGGCCTGCCTGGTCGCATGAAGGATGCCGGGGTCGATGTCGCCAAGGGACTCGGCGAGGGCATCAAGAACGGCGCCGGCAACGCCTGGGGCGCGGTGAAAGACTTCGCTAACGGCACCGAGAATGTCGCCCGCTACGAGCTGGACACCCACTCGCCCTCGAAAGTGTTCGCCCGCATCGGCGGCGATGTCACCGATGGACTGGCCCTGGGCATCCGCCGTAATCAGGACGGCCCAGCAAACGAGACCCGCGCCATGGTCAGTCGCCTGCGTCAGGCCGGCGGCGGCCTGATGCTCGGCGCCGCGCTCACCGCCGGTGGCGCCGCCAGCGCCGACCCCCTGGGGTCACCCCGCTTCGACGCCCGCGCCCCGCTGTCCGCGCCCGCCACCGGTGGCTCCACGCTCAACGGTGGCATCAACATCACCATCAATGCTGCGCCCGGCATGGACGAGCAGGCCCTCGCCCAGCGCGTGGCCAGCGAGGTGCAGCGCGCCATGGCCGGGGCACAGCGCGACGCCGAGGCCCGACAACGGAGCGCATTCTTTGACCTCGATTGATTACTCGCCATCTAGACGGGTTGCATCTCGCTCGTAACGGATCCTAGACCGCAACGCCCGAAGCAGGAATACAACGGTGCCCAACATAGTGATGAAAAACATTCCAGACAGAACGAAACCAATCTCTGCGACGTTGGGTTGGTCGATATCCAATCCTTCTACTAACAGGCTCGAGACAGCCATACCGATCGCACAGATTAGGGCACTGATGGAATCGTCATCTGTACGTGACTGCATAGTGAAGCCAAGCACTAGGCCCAAGAGAATGAAAAGCGACTCATGGCTACCGTCTTGCACGATGCGGATGGGGTATCTCCAGTCACCTAACCAAATGCTGATACCCATTAGGAACAGAATAAAAAAGAGGGCGCCAAGTTGAAATCGCATTTCATTTTTCATAGGAGAGACTGTCCATGATGATGGCCTTCGGCATGTTCGTGTTCGCCCTGGGAACCGCGCCTTACCAGGAGCTGCAACGCCAGACCGCCTGGCGCCACGAAGGCCAGGGCCGCGTGGGCAAGCGCCCGGCGCGCCAATTCCTGGGCCCAGGCGACGACACTATCACCCTCACCGGCACCCTGCTGCCCCACTTCACCGGCGGCCAGCAGAACCTCGACCAGCTGCGCACCATGGCCGACGAAGGCGCCGCCTGGCCGCTGATCGAGGGCAACGGGTCGTTTTACGGGCTCTACGTCATCGAGTCGCTGAACGAAAACAAGAGCCACCAGATGCGCGACGGCAGCGCGCAGCGCATCGGCTTCACCCTCAGCCTGCAGCGCGTGGATGATGGCCGCGCCGACCTGCTGGGTAGCCTCACCGGCGCGCTGGCCCGCGCTGCCACCGGAATTCTGGCATGAGGCCCGCACGCCGCCCCGGCTACCACCTGACGCTCGCCGGCCAGGTCATCAGCCCCGAGCTCGACGCCCGCCTGATGCGCCTTCGGCTCACCGATCGTCGCGGCCTCGAGGCCGACCAGTTGGATATCACCCTCAGCGACCACGACGGGCGCCTGGCGTTGCCGCCCCACGGCGCCGAGCTGACCCTGGCACTCGGCTGGCAGGATGCCGGCCTGGTTGAACGCGGGTCGTTCATCGTCGACGAGGTCGAGCACTCCGGCGCTCCCGATGTCGTCGTCATCCGCGCGCGCAGCGCCAACATGCGCCGCCAGTTGCCCGGCAAGCGCTCACAGAGCTGGCACGAGGTCACCCTCGGCGAGATCGTCACCACCATCGCCGCCCGCCACGACCTCACCCCCGCCATCGGCCAGCTGCTCGAGGGCGTCTACCTCGAGCACCTCGACCAGACCGACGAAAGCGACCTGCACTTCCTCACCCGCCTGGCCGAGCAGCATGACGCCATCGCCACCATCAAGGCCGGCCGCCTGCTGTTCATGCCCGCCGGCCAGGGCAGCACCGTAAGCGGCCGGGCCATCGCCCCGGTCACCCTGCGCCGCCACCACGGCGATGGACATCGCTACATCGAAGCCGACCGCGACGCCTACACCGGCGTGCTCGCCTACTGGCACGACCCCGACGCCGCCGAGCGCCGCGAAGTCATCGCCGGCAGCGACGAAAACCTCAAGCGCCTGCGCCACACCTACGCCAGCGAAGACGCAGCCGTGAACGCCGCCAAGAGCGAGTGGCAGCGCATCCAACGCGGCGGCGCCGAGTGTTCATTGAACATCGCCGAGGGCCGCCCCGACCTCTACCCCGAAACGCCCGTTCGGCTAGAAGGCTTCAAGGCCACCATCGACGCCACGCCCTGGTTAATCACTAACGTGACCCATGATCTCACCGACACCGCCTATACCAGCTCGGTGCAGTGCGAATTAATTCCTTAAATAAGATGATTAGTTTTTAGTCTCATCGCAGGCACTTCACGTTGAAGCCTGACTCGCTGGAGATTCTTTCGCCCTTTCCTTCCACTTCTTCTTATCCTCTTCACTAGCATTATTATCAAACCAATCCTTTAGCTTTTTTATATTATCACACATCCCCCAATTAAGACCCATCAACCTTGAGCTAAAGCACTTCTCGTGCCACCAATAAAAAAGCTCACCGAAAAGGGGCACAACCAATCTCTCTTCAACCAAATCATTCTCAATCGAAATCTGAAGCCGCTGATAAAATCTAGATAGAACAAACAAGCTTCGAGTTCTTTCCTCACCCAACCTATCATATAGCTTTTGAAAGTCACCTTCTGGATTTTCATAGAGCAATCGCTCTACCTGCCCACGACATGCAAGCATATCATGGCTATTAAAATAATTATGATGATCAATGGTCGCGGCTAGTTTATTCTCCGCCACCTCCTGTTCTTTTTGAATACTAAACTGTTTCAAAGCAAACCAATACGCCAAACCAGCTGCCACTAAAACACCAATAAGACTCGTCAGAAAAGAAAAAGCTAGCTCATATTTTTTCGCACTTCCAATCTGGGAAAAGCCATCCATTAGAACCCATAGAAGTAGCGCGAATGTAGTAGCTAATAACGCTGATAAGATAAATGTTGTTTTTTTCATCTCTCCCCCAAATAAACGCCAAGCTTGATTAACTAAATTCACTCATTAAGCATGGCGTAATTATAAAATATTATCAATGACGTACTTTTATTTAGTGGCAAGCACCCAAAGGGGTTTCAGAATGTCTCGTATAAGAGTAAATTTAGCGGCGAATATAGTGATGGAATAGAAATTTTAGAGAACGTAACAGAAAAAGTCGCCCCATCTTTGGCAAAGGCCGCTTCTTCGCTGCATGGCGCATCCGCATCTATCCTTGGCGGCATACTTGCCCGCCTGATCACCCAAGTCACCCACGACATGACCGATACCGCCTACATCAACGCCCTCGAGATGGAGATCCGCCAAGGCGCCGAATCTCCAATTTGAGCAAACTGAACTGGTAGAATGAGGAAAACCGCACTTAAGGCTGACGATGACAAGCTCAACGCCGCAACAAGCCTACGACCTGTGTCACGAGCAAGGTCTCACTTTCAAGCAGATCTCCGAAGAACTCGGTATCACGACTAATATGGCCCGCCGCTACGTCAAACAGTGTGAGCGAAAAGCCTGGCTCGAGGCGCAATGGCATTATGGACTCCCGGTACAGGCCGCCAATGCGCTGCTTGCCGCCGGTTTTGATGATCGTGAGCAGGTCCTGAAGGCCTACCACAACGGCGAACTGAACCCGAAAGGGACTCTCTCACCGCACGGGCTTGGGAAAAATGGCATACAAGCCGTTGAAGAGTGGCTAGAGATACCACAGAAGAACCGCTATGACCTCGGGCCGAAGTACGTGCAACTTGCCGTGCGGCTGTACCCCGACGCACAGCGAGCCCTGAAACGGCTGGAAGATGAAACCGGCGAGCTGCCGTCCGCGATCGTCGCTCGCTTGATCCTCGAAGCCGACCAATCTGACTAGAACGCATACCTCCTCGCCTGGCTGACCACCACCCCGCGCAGCTCGCTCTGCCGCGCGGGAAACGAGCCGCTGCGATCCACCGGCGGAACCATACGCAGCTGGCCACCGATCCGGTGGCTGCTGAACAGCCGCTGCTCGCCCTCCACGTCAACGATCACCAAGTCGGCATGCTGCGCCGCCTTCTGTTCATCCACCACCAGCAGATCCCCCTCCATCAGCGGCCCCGCCACGCCGGCTTCATCGCTCACTTCGACCAGGTAGCATGTCGGTGCAAAGCGGGTCAGGTCATAACCGTCCAGCGCCGGGTGGTCGATGCCCGCACAGAGCGGGCCCAGGTAATTCACTCGCATCGCCCCTGCCTTTTCTTTTGTTCACTCAGCTCCGCCATCGCGGGATTTACGGTCTCAATGCTCGGCTTGCACGCTACATTAGCGTTTGCCTGTGTGGCGCACAGTGGTGAATACTGTATAAAAGAACAGTCATTCACAAGAGGCCAGGCCATGCGCGACGACTTTTTTCTTCCCCACCCCTCACCACTCACCCTGGCCTTGCCCCACCCCCTGGCCCTTACCCGCGCGGGGCTTTCCGGATTCCCCAGCCCTGCCCAGGACTACGAGGGCCGGACTCTGGACCTCAATGAGCGCCTGGTGAAGCGCCCCTCGGCAAGCTTCTTCATGACCGTTACCGGTGACAGCATGGATTCGCTGGGCATCCACGAGGATGACCTGCTGCTGATCGACCGCTCTATCGATGCTCGCCCCGGTCATATCCTGGTGGCTTCGGTCGAAGGCGAGCTGATCGTCAAACGCTACGAGATGCTCGGACGCCGCCCTTACCTGTGTTCCGGAAATGCCCAGTACCCGCCCATCCCGCTGGCCAACCTCGACTGCCAGGTCTGGGGAGTGGTGCGCGCCGTGATCCACGAATACACGGTATGAGCGGCGCCATGATCGGCCTGGTGGACTGCAATAACTTCTACGTCTCGTGCGAGCGCGTCTTCCAGCCGCGGCTGAACGGCCGAGCGGTCGGGGTGCTGTCGAACAACGACGGCTGCGTGATCGCCCGTTCCGCCGAGATCAAGCAGCTGGGGGTGGAGATGGGCACGCCCGCCTTTCAACTGCAGCATCTGATCAGGCGCGGGCAAATCCACCTGCTCTCGTCCAATTACGAGCTCTATGGCGACATGTCGTCACGCGTGCAAGCTATCCTCGAGGAGTTCTCCGCCGGGGTGGAGCCGTACTCGATCGATGAGATGTTCGTGCGCTTCGATGGCTTCGCGCCGGGCCCGCTGCTCGAGCACGCCCGGGCGCTGCATCACCAGGTGCGCCAGTTCACCGGCATCCCGGTCTGCGTGGGGGTGGCCCCCACGCGCACCCTGGCCAAGCTGGCCAACCGTGCCGCGAAGAAGATTCCCGGCTATCAAGGCGTCTGTGTGCTCCACCCCGGCAGCCCGGAAACCTGCGGCCTGCTGCAGCGCACCGCGCTCGGTGATATCTGGGGGGTGGGCCGACGCCTGGTTGAAAAGCTCGCGCTGCGGGATGTCCGCACGGCCTGGGATCTCGCCCAGCAGGATCACAAGACCATCAAGCGGCGCTTCAGCACCACGCTCGAACGCACCGTTCTCGAGCTCCAGGGCAGCGCCGCCATCGACATGAACGATAGCGACGCACCCCGCCAGCGCATCATGACCTCGCGCTCGTTCGGCAAGCTCACCGGCGACCTGGCCGAGATCGGTGAAGCCATCCGCCAGCACGCCCAGCGCAGTGCCGAGAAGCTCCGCCAGCAAGACAGCCTGACCCGGGCGGTCTACGTGTTCCTCAAGACCAATCCGCATCGCCCCGACCTGCGGCAGTACTCGCCCAGCGTCGTCATCGAGCTGGAGCGGCCCACCGACGACAGCCGTGAGATCCTCCATGCGGCCAGCCGCGCCCTGCAGGCCATCTACCAGCCTAGGTATCGCTTCATGAAAGCGGGGGTGATGCTGATCGACCTGATCGATGCCAACCGGCAGCAGCTCTCGTTGCTCGATTCGGCACAAAGCGAGGCCGAGCGCGAGCGCAGCGCCAGGCTGATGGCCGCGATGGACGAGCTGAATCAAAAGATGGGGCGCGGCACCGTCACGCTGGGGCGACCCAGCCCCGGCGCCGCCTGGCACCTGCGCTGTGCGAATCGCACGCCGCGCTGGACCACGCGGTGGAGTGAGCTAGCCAACGTCAAAGCGCGGTAGCAACGGAAGAACCTGATACACATTAAAAAGCCCAACCTTCACAGGTTGGGCTTTTGCCTTGTCTTCCATGGTGGCTTGTCGCAAACATCCCGCTCGCGCGTCCTTGTTTAGATCGAGCTTTCCCGAATCGATCTTCCCCCGTTGAGCCCTCCTTGGCTCTGTGTTGACATTAGCAACGACCAAATGAGGAAGACATTAACATGCATTAATTTAGCATGTAGGAAATCGCCGACAGCAAGCGTAATAAAAACGTCGAAACAGGTTAATGAGCGTCCCTGCAAAAAGTGGAGCATCCTGCCCGTGCTTCCCTGATAAGCTGTCCATAGCCTACTTACGGATAGTTACATTGCTGACGCTACAATCAAATAGGAAGTGAAGAGATTTCTAATATGGGATTTCTCGCACAAAAAGATCAGGCAGGATTGAGCAGCGCCGCATCTTCGTCATTCCCCGGCCGGTTCACCCGCGTGCTCACCGGCCAGTGCGTGATCAACTCGGCATCCAGGTGATGCACGACGTTGCGGATCGTCTCGCGGTCGGTCAGGTCAGGGTCGAGCCACGGCTCGAGGCTCTCGGCATCCAGGGCCAGCGGCATGCGCGAGTGGATCTCCTTGGCAGATCCACGCGCCGGCTCGGTGATGATCGCGCAGCCGGGCGTGCCATCCGCCCGTTCGGCCCAGATCCCCGCCAGCCAGAGCGGCTCACGATCCTCGCGGCACAGAAAATGCGGCTGCTTCTTGCCATCGACCGGCAACCACTCATACCAGCCATCGGCCGGCACCAGGCAGCGGTGATGGGCGAACGCGCCCTTGAAGTAGTTGGAGGTGGCCACTTTCTCGACAGTGGCGTTGATCGGCTGCGGCGCCTTCTCACCCGCCCAATGCGGCTTGTAGCCCCACCACAGCTCGTCCATGACCAGCGGTGCCTCGTCATCGGCGCGGCGCACCGCCGAGATGAAGGTACCCGGCGGCACGTTGTAGCGCGGCGTTACCTCCCCGGCCTCCAGCGGCAAGCGCAGAGATTCGGATAGCTTGGGGTAAGTGCTGTAGAGAGCGAAGCGGCCGCACATATAAACCTCAAACGGGAAGAATATTTAGACTATTACCGCATCATTCCAATTAAGTACTTATCCAATATATCTTGTTCACACAACTCATACTCCTGCAGTCGTGCGGCCACCCCATCCTCTGAAAGTTGATCAGGCTTCACTCTTGAAAGATCGACAAAAAACCTTCTGATCTGCTTCTTGAACGCTCTGAGCCGACTGTCGTCGAGGATTTTAATCGGGTTGTTGACCGCGACACCTCTAGCAAATTTTCGAGCAGGAATGATTAGCACGTTTACAGAATTTGCGCCAGGATATTGTTCCTTGAACCAAGCGATAGAAGAGTCTATTTGCTCTGCCTCCGATTTGACTATTTCAGATCTAGTCTTCTTTACTTCATTTTTTGCTTCAACAAGAAGGTAAGTACCGTCTGTCACAACCCAAAGGTTATCTGGCCCCATCTTCCATTCACTGTCAGGCATCTGGGTAGTAAATCCGAGCGATTTACCAAGCGAATCCCAAGCTCTTTCAAACCTTTTAGAGTCACCCTCAAACCGAAGATTTGACAAAATTTCATCTATCTCAATTACCATTTCTTGTGGCTCATCAAAGCCATTTACCCAAGAGATAACCCTTGAAACCCTAGCCTCTGGAATGTATGAAATCTTGTCGTACTTAATACCATCCCTGGGTTTTAGAAGAAGTCTATTAGAAGAAAAAGCAGCCAATTGAAATTTATTTGATTCCGTCTTGCTGTATGGGTAAACGAGACGAGCCATTTCTTGTAAGTACCATGCCTTCTCTTTTTGACTCAGCTCTTCCTTATCTAACGCAGACTGCATAACTTGTGCTGCCGTAGAGTAGTCTCCATTTCGGTAAGCTTCATCTGCCTGCCTCTCAGCCATGAAAAGACCCAAGAACTCACTTGATGCATGTGTACTTTTTATAGAGTTCATTTCTTGCCTATAAAAATCTTTCCATGCACTATCCCTGCTGAGGCATTTGTTGATCAAGCTTTTTAACACATCCTTGATGTCACCACCATGCTCTAGCTCCCCCTTGGCCAAGGAAACAATCTTTAGCCCAATATCGACTTGCTTGTTTGTTTGAGGGGAGAAGTGACGCCTGGTCTTTTTCGAGCGAGCCTGTTTAACCAAATCGGGACCAATCAACACTATTACCGAATAATCCTTATCCCCCCTGACCGACCGCCCCATACCTTGCTCTATACTTCTAGCAAGGCGTTTTTCAACCACATCACTGCCCACCCTGACAGTGTTTTCATATTGAGAAGAAAGATCGTTAGAATAAGGGTTTCCAGACAGCACCAATACGCGGCATGCACTGTCTGGAAGATCTATTCCGTCATATTTATTCGCGAACACCCTAGCTTTATATCGCTCTTCTTCATTATGTAGCTTTGCAACCTCAGCATCAATATTGTCTTTGCTTACATAAATAGCGCCATATTGCGTCCACATTCTTGAATTAGGCTCGCTTGAAACAAGAATCGATGTACCAATGGAATTTGACTCTTTGTCTTGGCAAAAAAGCTCTCCTAACGTAGACAGGTTCACCTCGGAGTCTATTTCACTCGGAATTAGAACCATTTTTTCACCAGACCACTTTTCGTCAGGGTACACAAGAGGTTTCTGTACAGATTGTATAGAAATACCTAAATCAGCTATAAGAAATGAATCATCAACCATAGTGGCCGACATAAAAACTCGCTGGCCAGCTGATTCATAAAAATCAAAATTCCTTATTGGCGTGGTATATGGAACAATACTTACTTCTTTCCCGGAGACTAAGCACTGACAATTTGAAAGGGCATCCTTTATAATCTCCCAAGCAAACTTCACATCATTACTATTTAAATTTTTCGATAGAATATCAGCCACTTTCCCAGTATTCTCATACCAAGCCCAGTAAGGAACTGGAAGAAGTGCATCTCGGCCACCATCCTTAATTTCTCGAAGAGTTCCTTCACCCTGCCCTTCAAGATCTTCTTCGAATAGAGAAATTATATCACGATACGCATCTTCCCCGTTTTTCAGCGTTATTATACACGCATTTTTTATTGTTTCAGAGCAAGCATGCGAATCGTCAATTACAATATTAATGTTTTCAACCTTGCTACGCCTTGTTCCAAGCTTTGAAAAGCCATTAAAAGCTTTTGATGCGTTACATACAAGTATCGACTCTCCGTTCTCAAACTCGACAGGGAGGTCACTAGTAAATTCAATGCAACTAATGCCAAACGATTTAGCTTGCTTCAAAGTTTGCCCAACCAAATAGTTATTCGGGCAAACATATAGACTAGGGTTTCCAGTCTCATTCAGTTTTGACTGCAACATCAGAAGACCGACCAAAGTCTTCCCTTGTCCTGTATGCAGCTTAACAAGAACGTCTTTGTCACTTCTCCTATTCGTATGCCAGTCAGTTAATACATATTCTTGTGCTGGTCGAAGAGGCCCTTTGTCCGTTTCCCGATCTGAATTTTCGTAAATGAGAGAAGGATCAGTTAATGCGGTAGTACTTGAGCTTCCAGTCAATTTTGAAAAATCGATCATTAGAGCCTCCTGCGTAAAGAATATTAGGAAATCCTTGATATTTTTATTTCACACCGCCCCAAGATCTCTACGTCCCGCATATCCTGCGGCTTGATCATTTCTTTATCGTAGCGCGGGTTGTCGCTGATTAGCAGCCAGGCCCCGCCGGCCACCCGCTGCACGCGCTTGATGCGCCGCTCGCCGTGCATCAATAGAAGGAACACCCCATCGGTGCGCACTTCTCGCCGGCTACGGTCCACCAGCACCCAATCGCCATCGGCGAGGGTGCCGTCCATCGAATCTCCGCGCACCTTAATGCCCACCACCTGAGCGGGGTCCAGCCCCTGGGCGGCCAGTTGGTCGCTCGGGAAATAGAGCGTCGTCTCGATCGGCTCGCCTTCGAACGATCGGCCCGCCCCGGCGGCGGCTTCGATGTCGTACATCGGCACCGGGCAGGGTGAATCACCCGGGCCGACCGCCTCAGCTATCGCTGGAGGCCTCCCCGTTTCTCGATGCCCGGTAAGTACAAAGTGCGTATCCACGCCAGCGGCATCTAAAGCGGCCAAATAATCAGCTTGAGGGCTTCTATCTCCGCTCTCGTAGTTCGCCTGAGCACGTTTGGACACACCCCCCAATCGCGCAAATTCGTCCTGAGAAAGGGACATACGCTGCCGTTCTTCCTTGAGGCGATCGTTTAAGTGCACGTTTTTACCTCGCACCCTTTGACAGATGCACGAACGTGCATTAGATTTCTCTTTGTATTGCACATACGTTCACAAGCGCCGTTGTCTTTCACTATGTTAAGGAAGCCTAACCCATGGCCACTACTGAAACCATCATCACCCCCGTTTCTCGCGCTCCGCGAGGTTGCAACCGTCCAGTGATGGCTCACCTCACTGAGAGTGAGCGGAACGAGCTGGAAGGACTGGCACAACGTGAGATGCGCTCCCTCTCCGCTACCGCCCGCATGTTGCTGCTGCGCGGCATCGAGCAGTACCAAACCGAAAGCGCTGTCGCTGACTGAATCGCTGCAAAAGGAATCGCCGTCATGCATCAGGACACCCGTCGCATTCGTTCCCGATATGCCGCCATCAACCTCGACGACTACGAGGCCAAGTTGATCGACGCCCTCGTCGACTACACCGGCATGTCACGCGCCACGCTGCTCCGCCAGCTGGTCCTCAAGGAGGCCCTCGAAACGCTCGGCCTCAGCGACCTCGGTATCTCCACTGTGGCCCATCGCGCGCCATAAAGGCAGGCATGAAAAAGGTCCCCAAGGAGCACCCAAAAATGCCCGATGAACTGAGCCTGATGCTCGACCCGCAACTGGAAATCGCCTTGCAGGAAGTGTGCGACCAGGAGGGGCTCGAGTCTCTCGACCAGGCAGCCGAATGGCTGACGCGCCGTCGCCTGCGCAAGGGCACCGTTGGGCTCACTGGTCGCGGGCGAGCGCTATACGACATCAACGATCAAGGAGGCCGCCGGTGAGGATCACCTGCCCCCACTGCAAAGACCGCGCGATCACGCGTACCAGCCGGCGCCCCGCCCCGGTGTTTTATGAGGTGTACGTGCAGTGCGCGAACCCGCAATGCGGCTGGGCCGGAAAGATCTATGTGGAATTCGCCACCACCACGGCGCCCAGCCGCCAGCCGGACCCGCAGGTGCGCATTCCCATCGAAGCCGCTAGCCGCCGTCTGCTGCTCGATCAACTACTGCCCGAAACCAGCTGATACCCCTTAACCAGCACCAACACCGGAGCATTCCCATGGGAATCGTGACCTCGCTACGCCAGAAATCCGCCACTGCCCCGCAGTTGGACGCCCAAAGCCTCGCCATCGGCTACTTGTTCGAGGTGCGCTGGGAATGCCGCCACAGCGCGCTGGCCCACTGCACCCGCCGGCTGACCGAGCGGCACGACATGCCCGCGCACGTTGCCGAGCGCGAGGCGCTGCAAGCCTACGCCGCACTGGAGAGCGTCAATCACCGCATGCGCGTCGACATCGCCGCCACCACCTCCGACCTGGTGATGCTCCGCGACGCCGAGAACCGCAGCATCGCGCTGACCGTGACCGACCTGCGCCGCCTGGTCGACCAGCTCCGCCGCGATGAGTGCCTGCCGCGCATCGATCCGGAGCGCTTTGAGAGCGCGCACATCCTCGAGCACTGAAACCCCACTTCCAGGAGCCGCTGCCATGTCTGCGTCCGTTCATCAGCTACCGACACCCAGCCAGCCGCCGGCCGTCCAGCGGGACCGCGCCGACTTCGGCGCCCTGCGTGCCGAGCTGCATCAACGCTGTGCCGATCACGATCTCGCCGAGCTGTGGTCGAGCCTGGCCACTGGCGAGCGCAAGGCCCTGCTGGCCAGCGCCAAACTCAGCCCGCGCGAGGCGCTCACGCCCATAGAGCAGATGGCCAAGTTCAACCGCGAGGCGATCCGCGGGGCCATCCAGCGCATGAGCCAGTACGCCAACCGCCTGCGCCGCCAGCTCGAGGGCGACAAGCCCCATCCCAGCCGAGAGCTGGCAAGCCTCGCCCGCCAGGCGCTCGCCGAGGGCGATACCCGCGCCGCCCAGCACTGGCTGGCCCTGATCGAAAAGGGGGTGGCGTGATGATCGAGAAAACCATAACCGAAATGTATCGCGGCCTCGAGGTGCTCGAAGCCACCGCCAAACAGCTCGAACGCGACGGCATGACCGACCTCGCCCAGCATCTACGTCAACGCGCACACGCACTTGGCGGCGAGCTGCTGACCATCGACGGCATCCTCCAGGAAGCCGACGAGGCCACTGGCGACCGGCAGGGGAAAGCATGAGAGCGCTCGAGCAATCCCTGCAATTCGGCACCCATGAGTGCCGGCAATGGCGCGCCACCTTCTTCGACGCGTTGCCGGGCCTGGCGGAGGATCTCGCCGGCGGCTTCGTGCAGGTGGCCAAACGCCATGGCAACGCCGCGGGTAACCGCTGGTTGGCTCGCAACGCCAAGGGGCTGATCGATCCCGATCGTGTGTATCGACGCTTCGCGCCCATCGCCGGCGACTTAACGCGCGGCTTCAAGGCGCTGCGCAACCGCGAGACGACCACCCTCGAGGGCATCAAGGCCGGCTGCGCGTGGCTGGAAAGTGTGCAGAAACGCCTGACGGTCGGCGCGCTCAATGCGACCCACGATGACGATGCGCTGGTCCGCTACGCCGAGGCGCACGCCCGGGCCGTGGATGACGAGCGGAACGCCATCATCGGTAGCATCGCCGAACACAACCGCCGCCTGCGGCTGGGGCTGCTGCCGCCCTCGCCCGATAAACCACGCCTCGAGGGCGACCGCCTTTCGGATCAGGCCCGCTACCTGGCCAACGTGATCGCCGAGCGGCGCAATCCGCTCACCCCGCCGCCGTTCGGTATTCCGCTCATGGCGGTGTTCGCCTGGCATCGCGCCCCGGTGATGAGCCTCGCCGTGGCCGACGAGCTGGCCTTGGCCAAAGCGCGCAAGCGCGCCCGCCTGCATGGCGTCGAGCCCCCTAGCTTGAAAACTCCCAGCACCGTGCAACTCGCCCGCCTGAGCTGCTCGCTATGGTGGCGGCGCAAGCTTCGCCGGGTCGCCGGGCGCCGCCTCGAGCAGGTCCAGCGCGAGGCGCACCGAGTGCACGCCCAGGCCGGCATCTACTGCAGCAACATGACCATCGAGCGCCGTCGTCAGCAAAAGGTACGCAACCGCACCCTGCTCGAAACCCTTGAGGCCATTAACCAGGAGGGGCAGACCTATACCCTCGCCGAGCTCGCCGAGCTGGGTTTGGCCAATCCCGATCACCGCCGCGCCGAGCTCATGCTGCGAATTGCCGACACCGAGGCCGAGTCGCGCCGCATCGGCCATGTCGGCATGTTCTATACCCTGACGACGCCGAGCCGCTTCCATCCGGTCATTGCTAACAAACGCTGGGATGCCAAGCGGAAACGAAACCGGTACCACTGCCGCCGCAACCCCAAGTACGACGGCAGCACGCCCCGTGAAGCCCAGCAACATCTGCAGCAAACATGGGCCAAGGCGCGCGCCAAGCTCGCTCGCGAGGGGCTGGCGATCTACGGCATCCGTGTGGTGGAGCCGCATCACGACGGCACGCCTCACTGGCACCTGCTCATCTGGATGAAATCGGAAGACGAAGAAAACGTCACCGAGATCCTACGCTGCCATGTCGAGCAGGATTCCCCGGAAGAGCTGTTCGATCGACGCGGTAACAAGACAACGGCGCGATTCGATGCAAAACGGATCGACTTCACCAAGGGCACGGCGACCGGCTACGTCGCGAAATACATCAGCAAGAACATCAACGGCGAGCAGTTCGATCGTGCCGGCGTCGAGGACGATCACCTTGACCGGTATGAGCACGACCTGAACGAGGTCGCCCCCCGCATTGAGGCCTGGGCGGCCGTGTGGGGTATTCGGCAGTTTCAATTCGTGGGGCTGCCGTCGGTCACAGTCTGGCGTGAAGTGCGCCGGCTTACCGAGAAGCAGGCCGACCAGCTCCGCCAGTGGGAAGAAGCGACCCGACCCGAGCCACGCGCCGCCGCCCGTTTGCATGAGATCCGCCAAGCAGCGAATGCCGGTGAGTGGGACAAGTTTTTGCGCTTGATGGGCGGCCCCAACCTACCTCGAAAGGATCGTCCGATCCGCCCCTGGACTGTGCAGCGCATGGACACCGGCCGCGCCGAGTTCAGTCACGCCACCGGCGAAGAGCGCCAGGGCCTCGAGGCATTGGGCCGCTACGGCGAGCCGGTGGCCACCACCTGGGGCCTGGTCGTCAGCGATGGCCTGGGTCATGAATCCGAGTACCTCACCCGCCTGTATCGCTGGGAGGTGCGCTCCAAGCACCACCGCTCGGGGGCGGGTAGTTCGGGACCCGACGAAGTCGGGGCCCCTTGGACTTGTGTCACTAACTGTACGGAGCGCCCCCGGCGCGACGGGCAAACCACCGCCCCACGGGTCGACACGACCCCCACAAAACCCAGCGACGAGGAGCTCGCCCGCCAGATCGAGCGCTATCACCAATGGCGAGCCAGCGAAGAGGTCCGCGCCGAGATGGAATCCGTCGAGCTCGAGACCCAACTCGCTCGCGCCGCTGCGCGGCGCCTGTTCGAACCACCCCCGATACCGGAGCCGGAAGAGTTCTTCCCGCCCGAGCTGTGCTGACATTCACCACAATGAGGAGGCAACCATGCCCAATCGAAACCACCATAAGCCCAACGGCATCCTGCAGGACGCCGGCGAAGTCGAGGTGTTATCGCCCCACCAAGGCGCCGTGCGGCACCGGCACGCCATGGTCGTGTCGTTCGCCAGCGAGGCGGATCTGCGCCGCGCCCTCGATCGCCACCAGTGCGCCTACCACCACGGCCAGGATATCCAGGAGCGAATCAACAATGGCTGACAACGCTGACATCGCCACCGACATCGCCGAGCGCCGCCTGGCTCACGCCCTGGCCAGCCAACGCCGGCCGTTACCGGTGGCAACCGACCCCGACTGCGAGGAGTGCGGTCAGGAGATTCCCAAGGCACGTCGCGAAGCGGCGCCCTGGGCGACCACCTGCATCGAATGCCAGGGCATCCGTGAGCGGAGGTGTCGCCATGTCCGCTAACGCACCACAAGGCGGCCACGTGGCACGCTCGGCGGCCATGCTCTGCCAGGACCCAGCCTTTCGGCTCTACCTGGACCGTCGACGCCGCCACAAGCTGCAGCTCGACGAGAGCCAGCTGCCGGACGGCACCCATAGCGAGCAGGACGCCCGCGACTGGCTGTGCGCGGCTTGCAATATCCGCAGCCGCGCCGAGCTGGATCACGATTATGAGGCGGAGCGAACCTTCCGACAGGTACGCAACCGCTTTAACCGCTGGAGAGCGAAGCAAAGGGGGCAGGCATGAGCCATACCACCGTATTATCCTGCAGGGATCTCAAGGAGATTACCGGGTACCAGCGACCCGCCGATGTCGCTCGCTGCCTGAGGGAGCAAGGCGTGCGCGTGTTCAATGGTCGAGGTGGGCCTTGGACGACGCTGGATCTGATCAACCACGCTGGCGGCATCACGCCGGCCAGCAATACCGAGCTCATGGATCCGGCTGATATCCTATGAAGTCTTCCGCCAGGCGACGCAAGCACAACCCGCACATTCCGGCCCATATCGACCAGGGCCGGATCCCTGCGGGTATCTATTTTGATCACCGTGGTCACGGGCGTTGGTATTTGTTGAGCCGCGACGAAGGCGGCCGCCAGCGTCGGCAGAACATCGCCGATCACATGGCAACGCTCTCCGAGCTGCATCGCATCGTCGAGCAGCGCCATGGCATCGATCGCAATACGCTGCGTTACCTGGCCGATCGTTTTCACCAGTCGGCGCAGTACCTGGCGCTCGCGCCCAAGACTCGCAGCGATTATGACTACTGCCGCGACGCCTTGCTCGAGCGACCCACCAAGCTCGGCAAGCCGCTGGGCGACCTGCCCACCCGGCAATTCACGCCCGCCCTGGTGCAACGTCTCGTCGACAAGATCGCCGCCGAAGGCACACCCAGCAAGGCCAATCACCTGCTGCGCTACCTGCGCAGGCTATTCCGCTGGGGAATCAACCGTGGTCATTGCGACATCAACCCAGCGGCTGGCGTCGAGCAGGCCCGAGAACGGAAACAGCGCCGCCTGCCAGAGCTGGCCACCATTGCGACGCTGACCGCCTTCGCCAAAGAACGCGGACAGCGCACCCGAGGTGAAAAAGGCGCCTGCGCCCCTTACCTCTGGATCGTGATGGAGTTGGCATACATCCTGCGCTTGCGCGGCATCGAGGTCGTCACGCTCTCCGACGCCAACAGCACCGTCGACGGTGTGCTGACAAACCGCCGCAAGGGCAGCCGCGACAACGTGGTGCGTTGGTACCCACGCCTTCGTAACGCCTGGCAAGCCGCCACCGAACGACGCGACGGGATCTGGAAGTCGAAGGGCCGCCCGGTACCCATGCACCCCGAGAGCCGCCCGCTGATCGTCGCCGCTGATGGAAGTGAGCTGCGCAAGTCGAGCCTCGACACCGCCTGGCAACGGCTGATCAAGATGGCCATCGACGAAAAGGTGATCACCGCCGGGCAGCGCTTCGGACTACACGATCTCAAGCGCCGCGGTATCACCGACACCAGGGGCACGCGGCACGACAAGCAAGAGGCCAGCGGCCACCGATCTGCCTCCATGATGGACACCTACGACCTCAGCGTCCCCCTGGTACCGCACCCCGGCGAAGACTGATTAGGCAAGGCCGGCTGCAGCGCCTCCCCCAGACAGCATCGCACCTGTCGCGTAACGAACAGCCTCAGTGCCAGCCGTAGCCCCCGCAGACCGCAGAGCCTGTTTAAAGCGTTCCAAGCCTTTCGGCTTGTTCAATTCTTCGAGTAGCTCCTGACCCAGAGGAGTTAACACCAAGGGCACTGACGCGATATCGAAATTACCGGAAAGCGTTGGGCAGTGCCCCCAGCCATCCGCTTGACTGCTCCTTTGCCTCATCAGACCCGCACCGTATAACTCGTCCATGTGATACACGAACTTGTGGGCTTGGCCCTGCTGGTCATCGTCGTCACCCACGAACTGATGCCATAAAGAGTCATTTTTGACGCCGACATAACCGCCATCATTTAGTGACTGCAGCAGATCCTTCATGTATTGCGAATCGAGCAT